GTCAAGATCTATTATCGTCCTTGGCCGCGATACTTCTTCTTGTAGAGCTTAGATCTCTTGTGAGTCGCCCACTTAGTAAAAGTGCCGCTGCCTTGTCGCGTTTTCTTTTTAACAGAATATTTCTTACCGGGCTTATTATCAATATTAATCCTAGCCATCGAAATCCTCCTCGTAATCTGATTCTGGCTCTTCATCTGCAGAGTAGAACGTAGAAGCATGTCCGACTCGTTTATCGAACTTCATGACTACTTCCTCTTCTAATAACTCAATAACTCTATCATGGAACTTCTGTTCTTGTAGTTTATCAAGCCATTGTTTTGCTTGAAACTTGTCAGTAGTGCCGTCCTTGTGACGGAGTGTAAACCATGCACCACCGTTTGATAACTGATCTGAAGTTTTGATTGCTTCAAACCAACTCTCTTTATCCAAGATTCTTACATCGTCACCACCCCAAATAATCTTGAAGTTACATTCACGACCTTGAGTACCAAAGCGTGATTTCTCAATCTTTGCTTTAACCTCGGTACCGATTCTGAAGCCTTTGTCATCATAAATAAAGGATGTTTTTCCTTTTCGTGCTGTTAGCCAGATTCTTAGTGAATAAGAATAAGCTAGAGCTTTACCTCCCGGTGTAAAATAAGGAGTTACAAGAGCTTCTGCTGGTGTTCTAGAAATATTGGTCTTAAGCTGATTTAAGATCAAAAGAGTTGATTTAGTATTTGCAATAGGTTGAATCAATTTTGCCATACCTTTCGACAAAATTCTTGGTTTAACAGCCATTGTTGATAGAGGATTAAAATCCGATTCAATGTCAGAAACTGATGGAGTTAGTGCCATTGAATCCCAAATGAAAAGCATTTGATTTTGGTTATTAGCCAAAAGACTTTCCATGGTCTCTAAAACAAACTCTACTGAAGTTGCTTGCACATAAAGGAGATTCTCAACATCGCACCCAGCATTTGCTAGAAAGTCTGGATCAATAGCGTTTTCTGAATCAAAATAAACTACATCAATACCCATCTTTTGGGCGTTGCCTGCAATTTGTGCTGCCATATAAGATTTACCAGTGGCTTCTAGACCAGCAATCTCTGTAATCTTGCCTACAGGAATACCGCCCCAATCTCCACGTTTAATAATACCATCCAACCATTTACACCCAGTTGGAATAAACTGGGTAACTTCTGTTGGATTATCATCTGCTAACGAGAAAGCAACGTCCATGCCTGCTTTCTTGTTGATTAATTTTTTCATATCGGCTATGTTAAGCCGACCTGTACTAGTTGATTTAGCCATTTTGCTCCATAGTAATACGGCAGGGGGCTTTTAACCCCCTGCCTACTTTATCTTATTTTAGCTATCTAGAAGCTCGTTGAAAGCATCGCCAACCTCATCTGTGGCTTTGCCTTTATAGGCTACTACATCAGTTTTCTCAGTATCTGAGACGCCTTCGCGGTGTTTACGGAAGATCTCCTCTACCTCTTGAGCGCTCTTGGTGACAAATAGAGTGTCATAAGAGATCTTTGACTCCATCCAAGCGCGGGCCTTTGAAGAATCATCAGATAGGTGGCTTGAACGACGGCGAGCCTGAACGTCTGTTTCAGGGAACATTTTACCAGCCTTCTTGCCATAAGAAACGATTAGATCTGTGCCATTCTCTGGATCGGTAACGTCACCATAATCAGGATTTAGAACAAGACTCAACAGACTCTCATAAACAGTCTTGCTGTAGCCCCATAGACGTACACCCTCACTCTCCTCACTACGGACAACTACTGGTGAGAAGAAGCGTTGTTTAGCACGAAGTTGGTTTGCAACCTTGCGGTCCTCTTCGTCTTTAGTCGAATAAAGCTCTGCAACGAAATTGCAGACAGGACAGTGATCTCCATGGTTTTTCTTGGGGCAGAGGAAACCATTCTCATCTGCTACACCATAATGGAACCAGAACTCTTTGAAGGGATCACCATCTGGATCTGGAACAATGCGGATTGTTTGCTCGCCCTCTTGAGGCTTCCAAAAAGTGCTCTTCTTATCGCCACCCTTTGTGTTAACCGCATCTAGTTTCTGACGCATTTTATCAAAATTAATAGCCATTTTATTTTTCTCCTTGTTGTTATGAGGCCAGTTGATTTACTGACTCTCGCTATTGAATAAAGTTGGTATGATAAAGCAAGTATACAAAATCTTGCTCGTAATCTGTAGTAATTATCTTGTACTGAAGTTTTATTTCGCCATTTTTTAAAGAATTGAGGGTATCTTTTATTTTTTCCATCAATTCTGTGTCTGTCTCTAGACTCGTTTTCGAGCAGGCAAAGTATACATCCTTCTGCCTCACGTTGTCAAGAGGAAAAACTAGTTTCTCTTCTGCTCCAGCAAAAACTCCCATGCAGTTCAAGCGACAAGCATCGTTTGGAGGCTGCATATCAGAATAAACTGATTCTGAATTTTTGAGCCAGTTAGTCATGCTAATCATTTTTGCTAGTGTTTCAGAGAAAACCTTATCGTATTCTAATAGAGATACTTGTGGCATAAATAATTTTTTGAATGTTTTCTCTTCTACCAAAGAGATATCTTCAAATAACCCAGATCTAGCATAATTTTGTAGGATTCTGCTTATTGCCAACTGTTGTTTTTTTATGTCTTCCGAAAGGAAGTCATCATCTCTCAAGATGTAAGTTAGTTTGATTTTTGATTCTTTAAGTTTTTCTAACGTTCGCAGGATTCCTCCTGCAATCTTTTCTTCGCCGCTACAGATGAAGTATACTGTATCTTCTGGTCCGTTGTCAAGAGAGAAGTTGGGAGCCTTATCTTCTGCTTCTTCAATGGTTTTTATAGCTGGATAATCATCCTTAGTTAAACAAACTAAATTTGACTTAGTTATCTGGGATAAGTTTTTAGAAACAGCGCTGCCTAGCTTGCCATGACCGAAGATAATCATATTTTTTTCATTTCTCCAAAGTTTTTACCACCAGATAGGTTTACTTGAAATTTTCCTAATCTGGTATTTGAGAAGATCTCCACCATAGATTTAATATTGTTGAAATCTTCTTTGGCTACATCGACAATAATCGAATCGTGAATAATAAAAGCAATCTTAGATTTTTTGTTTTTTAGTGAATAATCTAACTTAACCGCTTGTTCTAGAACAAGGTCAGCACATGTACTCTGAATCAAATAGTTTAGAGCATGAAACTGATCTGATTCTATCTCTCTTCCAAAAAGATTAGTTATTTTCTTTCCATCAAAGTATTGATCTAGTATTTTGTTTCTATCATAGTGTCTATCAAGCAGATAATCGTCTGAGCTTGGATTATATAACCAAGCAAAAAACCTTGTTTTAGCTTCCTCTCTTGTGCCAATATCTCTAAATACATTTTTGATATTCCAATCATGAATATCGCCCTCTGGCTGTTCTAATCCAGATAGGGCTAGTAGTACTCTGGCTTCTGCTGCGTTATAATCTAACTCAGCAAATAAATCATTCTGTGGTTTAATGATTTTTCTTAGTTCCTTCTTTAGTGTCAGAACTGGAATACTATCGGGATTATTCGTCAATCTGCCAGTTTTGCTCCCTAAAACATCATAATCGACAACTTTTCTTGCTTCTTTCATCTTAGAAAGAACTTTGGCGTTTCTCTGGTTCTTGAGAACCAAAGGATCTAGTTCTTTAAAATCAACTTTGACTTTTTGTGTTTTTATCTTTTGAATAAGAGATGCGACTTTAGAAACATGCATGTTAAACAAATTAACATTGTTTTTCTTAACATAGTTCTCCGTTGCTTTGTTTAGTAAAGAATAGTATTTTTCTAGTAGATTAATGGGTAATAGATCCAATGGATCATCTAAATGAATATTACAGACTCCACAAGCTTTCTTATGAGAGTTGAGTTTTTTCTGGGCGTCTTCCCACTCGCTTGTTTCTGCGAAGGAGAGATAATCCTCCACTTTCTGCTTGGCGACAGACTCAACATAAAATGAGCCAGTTTCCGCATTGTCAAAAAACCATGTTGCTCTGTCTCCTTCTGGCAGTTTTTGAATAAACTGGTCCTGATAAAAGTAGGTTTTGTTGTTTACTTTTTGGTAGTAGATCATGTTTTATTTATTAATCGTAGAAAGGACTGTCGTCTAGTTTGTTTTCGCTTGTACT